TCAAAGGGCATCGAATATGTTGTATGTGAAAATACCAATAAAAGAATGAATATTTCGGGAAAGGGAAAAGAGGGAAACACATTTGTATTCAGTACAATATGGGATAAAACATTAAACTAAATAGTATGACACAGAGAACAAAAGATACCTTACTTGAAATAGGTATAATAGTAGTAAGTAGTATACTAGGTTTACTATTTGCACACGTAGTCTTTGGACTAGGATAAAATTAAATAACAAACATAAAAATAAGTAAAATGCCAAGCTTTGACAAATTAGCACCATTAGGTTGGGAAGGACCAATACCCGAACCAATGCCAGTAGAAGAATGCTACCCAGATACAAAAGAGTATAGACCAAGCAACCAACAAGTATTACAGGAGTACGAAATTACACTAAGATTCCTTAGTAGAGGATGTGTTGTTAATGTGGGCTGTAAAAGTATAGCTTTTGGAACTGCAGAGTCAGCTATGAAAGAAGTAAATGAGTATGTAACCAATCCATGGGAAACTCAGAAGAGATGGAGAGATTTATTAGATAATTAAATAGATAACAATGAATACATCAACAACCGGACCAGCTCTAACTTCATTAGGTACATATGTAACAAATGGAGAAGCTCTTACAGCAACATATCTAGATATGACTACAAAGTGGTTCGATACTAGCAGTTTTCAAGGATATGTAATATCAGGAACAACATTAAATTTAAACACAAACAAAATGACAGTAACACAAACAAAAGTAGCGGTATTTGAATTAATCCGTAACGAGAAAAATGAAATTACAGATACTAAATTCATTAAAGAATTATGGGTACAAACCAAAAACGGTTCTTCTTTAGATTTCCAAGTAGCTAAAGATGCTGAGATATCAAAATACGACCCTCAATCAATTTCAATCAGAATTATTTACACCTTAAGTTTCTAATCTATGACAACAACAGTATTAACAATCGTGGTATTAATTATAGCTATCTGTATAGGTAGTTTAGTGTACGGAGTACAAAAAGCAAAAAAGAAGAGAAACGGGCTACCGCCTGAATCACAGTTTAATTGGGAACCTTCTCAAGAAGAATTACAAGCAGTTGGAGAACAGCAATAAAGTCCATATATTATAGATTATGAATAAACACACAGAAATAAAAATCGATGAGCTAGAAATAGCTCAACCCGGTCATGCTAATGGCATCTCTCTGCAATTAGCTCATAACCTAAAAGAGGGAAAGAGTGAATTAACAGAAGGAGATAAAGAGGCTATCATCGAAGAAGCTGCTCTACATTTTGGTAATTTCCTAACCGCTCTAGGAGTGGATTGGAAGAATGATCCAAATAGTTCTAATACACCCAAGAGAGTGGCTAAGGCCTATGTCAAAGATTTATGGAGAGGTAGATACGAAGTACTATCTTCGGTAGTATCATTTCCATCCGATGGTTATACAGGATTAGTATTTGAAGGTAATATACCAGTTACTTCGATGTGCTCACATCATCACCAGCAAATCTCAGGTAGAGTACATATTGCGTATATACCAACAGCTGAAGGTAAGGTTATCGGCCTATCTAAACTAAACCGTATTGTAGAGCACTTCGGAAGAAGAGGAGCTATACAAGAGCAGTTAACCGTAGCCATACATAGTGCGGTATCGAAGATTTGTGAAGGTAACCAAGGAGTAGCAGTGATGATAGAGGCCGGTCATAGTTGTGTATCGTGTAGGGGTGTTAAGCATCAAGGAGCGAGTATGATTACTTCCAAACTAGATGGTGCTTTTATGGACGAAGATGCTTGTAGAAGTGAATTTTATGAATTCGTAAAGAATAGTAAAAACTAATGAAGACATCGAAGTCTATAGGACTAGGAGATAGTGTAGCTAAGTTTACCAAGTTTTTTGGCCTGGATAAACTAGCTACGTTTATCGCCAGATTGAGAGGTAAGGAGGATTGTGGTTGTGATAGAAGACGAAGGAAACTAAACAATATAGTCCCTTATAAACACCTATCTCAAGACCTATACGTCTTTACAGGTACCCGTAAGTTTACTTTCTTAGAAGATGCCCGAATACTCCGTCAAGGAGTACCTGTATTGTATAAAGCAGGAGAGGTAATTTATATCGATCCAAGCATGGACATATACTACGAATTGAGAGACTTACTAATAACAAACATACTAATATGCAACGAAAAGAAAGTAAAACAAATTGGCACTTCTATATTAGCTTAATTAAATCTGGATTTAGATTCGGAGCAGGATTCGCTCTCATATTAGGGAGTCTACCGACAGCCGGTGCTTTATTGATTGTAGCCGAGATATTAGGAATTGCCGAAGAATTATAAAATATAAAAACATGCTCAACGCAAAACAAATCATAGACGAAGGTCTATTACTATTAGAACACACACAAGGCAAACCTGCTCAGGTTGGTTATGACCTTACCTTAAAACAGGTAAACAAAATAGGTATACCAAATGAAACTAATACCCCTCACGAAGTAGTGTTAAGAAAGATTGGCAAGGTATTAAAAGATAAGACTCATCTCACTACCTATGCCCCTCAAGGCTTAACCACTCTAGACGGTACAATAGGATGGATCTTATATCCAGGTGTATACGATCTAACCTTTAACGAAGGATGTAGGATACCCGATAATAGAGTAGCATTTATTAAGCAGCGTTCCTCTCTATACCGCAATGGTTCGATCATCAATAGCCCGGTATTTGATCCAGGCTTTGAAACTCAGTTCATGGGTACACTAATGTATGTTCACGAGACAATTTTTATCGAGGAGAATGCAAGAGTGGCTCAGATTTATTTCCACGAATGTCAACCCGCTGAACTCTACGATGGTCAATGGGCTTTTGATAAGCAGAGGTTAGAGCAAAATAAATAAGACGGACAATGGCAATAAAGTTATTATCAAGCTATTTATTATAAAGTATATAATGATAATTTACAAAGCAACAAACTGTATTAATGGAAAAGCTTATATAGGCCAAACAAAAAATCTAGATCAAAGAATACAAGAGCATTGTTATAACGCTAAGTATGCGAAGTATGCATTTCATAAAGCGCTGAAGAAGTACGGATTTGAAAATTTTAAATGGGAGGTTTTAGCAGATTGTGAAAGTAGAGAAGAAGCTAACTTACTTGAGGTTAAGTTTATAGAGGAATATGGAGGAGTAGAAAGTACGATGCTCTACAACGAGACAGCCGGGGGTCACACGTTTAAGTATAGATCATTTACAGAAGCAGATAGGAAAGAGCTTTCCGAAAGAGCAAAAAAACAAGAGCTCTGGAAATTAGGAACTACTCCTGAAAGTATAGCTAAAAATGTAGAGACTAGAAAGCGCACAGGAGTCTATAATCGATTGAAAGAAAGACAGCAAGGTAGCGGTAATGTATCTAAAAAGCAAGAAGTACGATCTAAAATAGCAAGCAGCGTTTCAAGCTTATGGAAAGATCCGGAGTATAGAGCAAATCAATTAGCAAAAAGAGATAAAGCAAATCCTATTGTGAAATGTCCGCATTGTGGTAAGGAAGGTAAAAAGCAGATAATGACAAGATGGCACTTTGATAGATGTAGAACAAAGACAGGCATAAGTTGTTAGTTTGAACAGTATTTCATATCTTTACTATATATGCTAATACAAAAGAAATATACAACCGTAGATAGTCAAGAGACTCTAAAAGCCTTAATCGAACATATCCGTACCTACGAGTTATTAACTCTAGACATAGAAACCGATTCACTTAATCCCCGTAAGGGTCAGGTGATCGGTTTTTCTATCTGCGGTAAAGAAGGAGAGAGCTTTTATATGCCAACGATGGCCTATCAGAATAGTAAACTCGAAGAATTGACCATCAGTGGTAGAGGCTGTCATGAACTAGCTTTTAAAGTCCTAAACCTACTGATAGGTAAAAAGATCGTTTGTCATAATGCTGCCTTTGATTTGAGGTTTATTAAGAACTTTTACAAGCTAGATCTCATACCTCATCTACATGCCGATACGATGTTACTAGTACATACAGTAAACGAAGAAGGAGCATTTGGAATGGGGAGTGCATTTGGTTTAAAACCTATTGCTAAATTAATCCAGCAGCATATTGGCTTAGACGTTGAAGGAGATGCTAACGAAGAACAGATAGAGTTGAAAGAGAGTATTAAAAGAAATGGTGGGAGTACGACTAAGGATAATTACGAGATCTATAAAGCTGACCTGGATGTATTAGCTAAGTATGGTGCAGCAGATACCGATCTAACTCTACGTATCTATAACCATTTCATCGTTAAGTTAGAGGAAGAGAAACTAGAGAAGTTTTTCTTTGAAGAAGAGGTGATGCCGATTTATAGAGAGGTTACGATCCCGATGGAGGAGTATGGTGTTGAATTAGACTTGGAATTAATTAAGGATACTAAAGAGAAGATTGAAATAGATCTAGCCGAACATGCTAGGTTGGTGATGGAAGAGCTATTGAAAGAGACCAAGGTCAAGCAATGGGTCATAGACATGGCTACCAAAGCCTATCCACCTTCTGCTAAAGGAACTTATGCTCAAGAGTTGATCGAACAGGCAGGTATTGAATTACCAAGATCGGAGAAGACAGGTAAATTTACCTTGAATAAAGCCACTGTTTTGACATTACCAGAGGGTGAGTTAAAACAATTTTTATTAACGGGAGACGTTAAGCTATTACCTGCAGAGCAGGTGTTAAAGGTAAGCCTCAAACTATGGAAAGAAGATAACGAAGGTAAATACTTTAATATACAGTCCAAAGACCAATTAGGGCAGATTGCTTTCAATGTCTTGGGCAGAAAACCTCTATCTACGACAGCGAGTGGTAAGCCTCAATTCGATGATGATGTTATTGAGCAGATAGCCAAGACCGAAAAGTGGGCAGAGAATATCAGGGTATACAATAAACTACTCAAGATTAAATCCACCTACGTAGATAGGTTTCATGACAACCACGAAGATGGCCGTTACTACTTCTACTTCAAACAACACGGCACAGTTTCAGGTCGATACGGTTCGGATCTACAGCAGTTACCCAAGCCTAAAGAAGATGGAGAGGCAGCACCTATAATCGTACACTATAATAATCTAGTGAGAGCGTTCCTGGTAGCCGAAGAAGGTAGGATGTTCATCGATACAGATTACGCTTCTTTAGAGCCTAGAGTATTCGCAACTGTAGCAGGAGACGATGAGTTAAAACGTATCTTTAGAGAAGATCTAGATTTTTATTCGCATATTGCTATTCAAACTGAAAAGCTAGAAGGAGTGAGTGCACATACAAAAGCACCTAACTATTTAAAAAAGGTAAATCCTGTTAAAAGACAGACCGCTAAAGCCTACTCTCTAGGAGTGCCGTATGGAATGTCAGGTTACGCTCTCGCAATGTCTCTAAACATAGATAAAAAAGAAGGAGAAAAACTTGTCGAAGGTTATTTAAACGGATTCCCAGAGCTTAAAAAGTGGAGAGAAGAGTCTAGAGAGTTTGTAAAAACTCACGGGTACATTAAGAATAAAGTAGGTAGAATAAGACACCTACCTAAAGTAAAAGCAATCTATAGTAAGATACAGGATGGTATACTTGATTGGAAGGTTAGAAAAGATCTAGAAAGAATTTACGGTAAAGAAAAGGTGCTTAGCTTATATAGAGACTACAAAAACGGTCTAAACAATGTACTTAATTTTCAGATCCAAAGTTTAGCAGCTTCTATTGTAAATCGAGCAGCACTTCAGATTAGTAGGAGATTTAGACAAGAAGGTATCGACGGAGTAGTTATAGCACAGATACACGATCAATTAGTCTGTTCTGTTAAGAAAGAGGATGTAGAGAGAGCAGTACCTATAGTTCAAGACTGTATGGAAAATACAACTCCGCTAGACGGGGTTAAACTTATTGCAGAACCAGCTGTTGCAAAAAATATGAAAGAAGGTCACTAGAACCACATAGTTTGCCTATTTATAATAAAGACAGTATGAACTACAGTACATTGTACGACAGTCTAATATCAAGAGCAAAGAGTAGGCAATTAGAAGGTTATGTAGAAAAACATCATGTAGTACCTAAATGTTTAGGAGGTGATAATAGTAAGGAAAACATAGTAGCTTTGACAGCTAAAGAACACTTTATCGCTCATTTATTGCTATGTGAAATACATCGAGGAAATAGCAAATTACTCTATGCTGCTTACGCAATGTGTCAACAAAATAAAACTAAAAAAAGATATATCCCAAGCAGTAGAGTATACCAGAGACTAAAACAAGAGGTTCAAAAAGAAAAGCTGAGACAAACTACTACCATATGTAGTAGTTGCGGTAAAGAAAACTCTAGAATTAATTCACATGTACGACCTGTAGCTAATTATTGCAATCGTGAATGTTACTTATCTGCAGGACGAAAAGGGAGAGCATTAGCTACCGGTAATATACATATACATAAAAACGGAGAGGTTAAGTTTATAAATAAAACTGACCTAGTTAAATACCCCGGATGGCAGATTGGTAGACCTGGTTTTAATAAAGCTGTAATTTGTCTTGACAAAGACACTTTAGAAGAAGTGCAGGACTACGATAAGATGGAGGATGCTATTAAAGATGGATTTAATGTATCGGGAATAAGTAGGTGTGTTCACGGGCATATTAAAACACACAAAGGGTATGTTTGGAAGTTAAAAAATGCTGTATAAACACTAAACTTTTCGGAGATGTTAGACTATTTATTAGAGTAATTAGCTTAAATGAACGAAGATATACTAAAAACAACGGGAATGATAGTAGGTGGTATACTGGCAGCAGTAGCTCCCTATATAGTGACCTGGGTAAAGAAGAAATTTAGTAAACCTGTTGATGAAGCTAAAGATTTTTTACACAATACCGAACATCGTGCACTAATCAATGAAGTATTAGTTGAGATTAGAACTCTATTAGGAGCCAATCGAGTAGCAGTAGTAGAATATCACAACGGTAATGCAGCCATAAACGGACTACCGTTTAACTATGCATCAATGACCTATGAAAAAGCTGATGTAACGACTAGGGAGATGATGTTAGATTATCAAAAAGTACCGATCAGCCCGGTATGCGAGACCCTACTAGAACTACATAACTCAGAAGGAGGATTTGTAAGAGTAGGGAAAGATTATCCAAGACCGGCAGTAGTAGACATAAATCGTTACCACGGTATTGAGACATCGTATATGTTTAGAATTGGAGATCACATTAAATACGGTACAGTATATGCGATGTGGATTCACGAGGATATAAATTTAACCGAAGAAGAATTAGATATAATACATCTAAAAACGTTATACATAAAAGATATTATGTCGAAGATGAAAAAACATTAAAAGAAAGTTGGTTTTATAAAATAAATTAGTTATATTAAAATATGTTTCGTACAGAGTTTATCAAGCATGAGGACAGTCTCTATGTCCTAAAACGTAAGTTAAGAGAAGAATATCGACCTAACATCGAATCCTGGAAAGAGCAACTAGGTGCAGACAAAGTCTTGAAGAAAGATGGCGTATTGTACTTTGTTGAATTAGTTCCTGAAGCCGAAATTGTTGAGGATGATATAACTGTCCAACCTCTTATCGAAGAATCACCCAAAGAAGAATTAAAACAAGAATCAAGTATATGACATCAACACTAGATCCATTAAATGGACATGTAATCTTAAAACCCATCGAAGAACAAGAGCAGATGGCAGGTAATATCATAATCCCAGACATGGGTAAGGAAAGACCTGAGATAGCTGAAGTAGTAGCAGTAGACAGTACCTTTAACTGGCACACCGGTCAATTAGTATCTGAACCCAAACTCTATCCAGGAGTAAAGGTTATAGTACCAAAGATGAGTAGCCAGCGTATAAGTATTGATAACCAAGAATACTACATCACTAAAGTAACCGAAATCTTATCTAGAATCGTAGACACTCCCGTAGCTAGACAAGAGACTCTTAAACAACTATTAATAGAGACACCAGTATTACCGGAGAATGATATTGAAACACCTCTAACCGCATTAAATTCAACACTATAACATATGATAGAAAACATAACAGGCACAGAACTAAAAACAAAACTAGCCCAGGGCATTAAGAAACTAAACCTAGCAGTTTCTTCGACCCTAGGACCTGGTGGTAGAACGGTCTTAATTGAAGACAAAGTAAATGGCATTAGGGTAACCAAAGATGGTGTTGCTGTTGCCAAAGCTTTTACGGAACTAAAAGACGAGGTAGAGAATATCGGAGCTCAACTAGTTAAGCAAGTCTCAATCAAATCTGCTAATGAAGCAGGTGATGGTACCACAACCTCAACCATATTAGCGACTACGATCGTTGAAGATGGTTTAAAGCTAATCGACCAAGGAACTAACCCGGTTGAAGTTAAGAAGGGTATAGACAAGGTAGTAAAGTTAGTGGTAGAGGAATTAAAGCTACAAGCTCAAGACATCTCTACCGAAGCACAGATCAAGCAAGTGGCTATGATCTCGGGTAATGGTGATGAAGAGGTAGGAAACCTAATCGCAACCTCTTTAGAGAAGGTAGGTAGAGAGGGTTTGGTATCGATTGAAGAATCTAAGACCGGAGAGACTTTTTTAGAAGTAGTTGAGGGTATGCAGTTTGATAGAGGTTATAAATCACCTTACTTCGTTACCAACAACACCACCATGCAGAGTGTATTAGATGATCCTTATATCTTGATCTATGACGGTAGAGTTAATACTGCTCAAGAGATGGTACAGGTCCTATCTAAGGCAAATGCCGAGAATAAGTCTTTGTTATTGATTGCAGAAGACTTCGGTGATGAAGCTCTAGCTACTCTAATCGTTAACAAGATGAGAGGTATTGTAAAGGTTTGCGCAGTTAAGGCACCAGACTTTGGTGAGCGTAGAACCCTATTGCTTGAGGATATCGCTATTCTAACCGGAGGACAAGTGATAAGTAAGGACAAGGGCTTAAAGTTGGAGAAACTCAATGCTATGCAGTTAGAGACTATGCTAGGCAAAGCTAGGACAGTGGCTGTAGATAAAGAGAAGACAACTATCATCGATGGTAAAGGAACCGAAGAAGCGATTAAGTTAAGAGCTCAAGAGATCAAAGATCAATTAGATAGACCTGGAGTATCACCTTACGAGAAAGAGAAGTTACAGGAGAGATTAGGTAAGTTAATCGGAGGTGTAGCTATTATTACAGTAGGAGGTAATTCAGAAGTAGAGATGAGAGAGAAGAAGGATAGGGTAGAGGATGCATTATTTGCTACCAAGGCCGCTCTAGCTGAAGGTATAGTACCTGGAGGTGGAGTAGCTCTGATCAATGCTTTTAATCAAGCGGTTAGTAAGACTGTAGAATGGTCAGAGAATGAAAGAAAGGGTGTAAGGATTATACATCAAGCCTGTCAAGCACCGTTTAGAAAGATCTTAAGTAATGCCGGTATTGAAGATTGGTATGCAATCTTACATGATATTCAAACTGCTGATATTACAAACGCTACCTATGACGCTAAATTAGGTAAGGTAGTAGATGCATATGAGACGGGTTTATTAGATCCAGCTAAAGTGACCAGGATCGCTCTAGAGAATGCAGCATCAGTAGCAGGCACTATCCTAACTACCGAATCAGTGATCTTTACTAAGAAAGAAGACAAGAAAACAGAACAACAACCAGATCTAGGAATGGACATGGGATTTTAAACTATTTATAAACAGTAAAATTAAAAACAAAACATGAAAACAATCATCGTAGCTCTAGTAGCATCAATCGTTTTAGTAGCTTGTAGTTCAACTACTACTCCAACACCTACTACAGATTCAACTGCAGTAAAAGTAGACACTACTAAAGTAGTAAAAGATACTACTAGCATCAAGAAGTAATCCGAACTATTAGTTGGAAACACAATTCAAAGTCCTTATCTTTATTATATAACAGTAATAACTATAAGGACTTTTTTTATGGCAGAACACATACTTACACGAATACAACAATAATGAAAATACTCTACGGGATACTATGGGGATTAACAGCACAAGTGATAACGTTCCTACAGTTACAGGGACAGTTAAAGATAGATTGGATTAAAAATAACCTATGGTTTTCCTTATTAATGGGTATACCGGTGACGTATATGTTCATGAAATCGGTAAAATGTTTTGTTGAAGCATTCGATGGTCAGTTATGGCCTTCAAGATTAATTGGTTTTGGGTTGGGTGCTATCGTTTTTACAGCTCTATCGTATCTATTATTTAAAGAACCGCTAACACCTAAGACTCTAGTATGTCTGGGATTGAGTATCTTAATTATATTAATTCAAATATTTGTTAAATAATGAAAATCTATCACAAACTAAAAGTACCGAACGATTCAGCATGGGATAGAAAGTTATGGTATAAACACGTACATTATAGAATACGCTATTTTTGCTATAGTATACACAATATTATAAGATGGATACCAACTCTATGGAAAGATAGAGACTGGGATGATTCATTTATTTTACTAATGCTACAGAAGAAGCTTGAATTTCAAAGAAAACATTTAGTTAAAAGTAATAGGCATATGGGTATTGAAAGAAATAACCGTGATATAACTATAGTGTTAAACTTATTAGAAAGGAAATTAGAAGAATTTTACGGTCTAGAGAAATACGACTATCATGAGTTTAAATGGAACTTCACACCATGTGTAGACCAACCAGAATATACAACAATGGACAGTACGATTGTATGGGAGAAGTTTGATGACTATTTAGCAAAGTATCCAAACGTAGTACGCAAGATAAAACTAGAACACCCAGACGTAGTAGATAAAGATCAATTGAGTCTATATGTTGGGTTAGCTAATGAGAGAAGGGCTAATAAGTTACTATGGAAAATTTTAGAAGAAAGATCTCACGAATGGTGGGACTAATATTAAAAACAAACTATAAAAATATGAGACCAAGGTTACAAGAACAGTACAGAGAAATTTGCAATAAATACGTAAAGTTATTCTGTGAGAAACACAAAGTAGAATTTGAATATTGGGTAAGTGATGAAGTAGGTAGGATAGCTAATTTCGGAGATATCTACTACTTTAATATGTCAGATATTGCCGAAGACTTAGATAACAATTATCCTGCAGGCCTGATTTTAAAATGGATAGAAGACGTAGTAGAATACAGTGAATCTTTCAAATACACAATACCGTTATGTAGATATGCAGACGGAGAAAGATACGAAGTAGAAGCAAATACTAAGGAAGATTGGCAATATATTCAATCAAGAATAAAACAAGAAGGACTACATTATTGCTTCAAACACTATAGTGATTTTAAGGAAATAAAGGATAAAATGTTTCATAACTACAGACAATGGTATGTAGAATATGCCGATCAATTAGAAAAATATATCAACGATAAAATAAAAAGTTATGAATAAATTAGAAAAGCTAGTAAATGATGGTTATGAGGATTTAACAATATCCAAACAAAATCTTATTAAACTTATTGAAAAGCATAGTCACAATATTCCACTACTTATTAACAATAGGAAAGTATGGATTCATTTCACAGAATCTGATAAAATATTTGTAGAATGTGATATAAGTGATGGAAGTGGTATAGAATTAAACATTGAAGAAATAAAAAGTTATGAGTAAAGAAGAAATCATAATCAAAGACTGGGGAGGTTATAAAGTAATTGGAGAATTTCTTAAATCAAAACAGATTATTGATGAGGTTTATAGGAAGTATGCCGATAGTCATTGGACACCACCATCCAACCTAAAAGGTAAACTTTTAAGTGACCAATTATGTAGCGTAGTTCCTATGGAACATTCTAAAGAAAGTTTCATTACCAAAATCAAAACCAATCCTGAGTTCTCTGAAAAATGGGGATTAAAGATTGAGGAACGAGAGTTGAGTTTGGAAGAAAGATATAAACTTGACCATCATTTTGATTGTTTAATTGGTGAATACCCTGAGCATCAAATTACACTAGATAAAAGAGGTGTTCCTCGTAAACTAATCACTATAACATACAATAACGAAACAATACAAAGTTATGAATACAATAGATAAACAATACACAGACCTTCTTCAAGACATATTGGATAATGGAGTAACTAAACAAACTCGTAATGGAGGTACTATATCAGTATTTGGAAGACAGATAAGACATAAAATGTCTGAAGGATTTCCGTTGATTACTACCAAAAAAATGGCGTTTAAAACAACGGTAACTGAGCTACTATGGTTTTTACGTGGTGATACATCAATAAAGTATCTGGTTGATAACGGTTGTCATATCTGGGACGGAGATTGCTATCAAGCATACGTGAAAAAACACAAACACGCTATTAGAACTGAAGGTAATAGAAGTGAGATTGCTATAGAGTCGTTAGAAAAACAACTAATATACACACAAGAAGAATTCATC